AAGAAGCCTGCGCTGGATCTAATAGCCTCCAAGGAATCAGGAGGAGACTACAACATACTGGTCGGAGGCGAGCAAGCCCCGTTGGACCAGCTAACAGTACGGGAGGTTCTGGCCCTACAGAGGGCAATGCAGAACCAACCAGAGCGATACAAGAGTTCAGCCCTAGGCAAGTACCAGATCAAGGAGTCTACTCTTATGTCGCTGGTCCACATACCTGTGGGTGAGAACGAGGATGGCTCGATAGAGTACGCTAAGGACTCAGACGGCAACCTCAAGCTCCGGAACCCTACTGACCTCAACCTCGACACTAAGTTCGATGCTAAGGCTCAGGAGTTCGCGGGTGAGGCCCTGTACGACAGACGCATACAGGCGGCTAACCAAACAGCCGTAGACCTCGGCATGCCCCTAGAGGTAGCTCAATCATTAGAGCTATCGAAGGAGTGGGCCAGCCTACCTGACCCCCGTACGGACAAGAGCTACTACGATGGAGACGGAGTTAATAGCTCCTTCCACACTACACAAGAAGTCTACGATGTCCTTAACGTCCAACCAGCTAGATCATCGAGGCCCACGTCATGATCCGTAAACAACGCGTATGGCGTCCCCTTAACACGTACGGACTGCTGTTCATAGGTCTGATGGTCGGGATGACTATCGGATACTCAATCGCTATCTTATAGGCCTAGGAGGTCAAACGTATGGCCTCATTAGACCTACGGTTACTACCGTGGCAACAAGAAGTACTCAACGACCCCTCACGCTTTAAGGTCATAGCGGCTGGTCGTCGATGTGGTAAGACCTACTTCGCCGCCATCACGCTGATCCTAGCGGCTATGGATGGCAACCCCGGCGGTGTCATGTACATCGGCCCCACGCAGGGACTCGCAAGGGACCTCATGTGGGATCTGCTTAAGGAGCTGGCCGGAGATATTATTGAATCCTCGAACATCAACAACCTAGAGATAGTGCTCAGTGGCGGTAACAAGATAGCCCTCAAAGGCTCGGATCGACCCGACACGCTCCGTGGTTACTCACTGAAGCACCTCGTTTGTGATGAGTTCGCCTTCTTCAAGGAAGGTGTATTCGATACTATTCTCCGGCCAGCCCTTGCAGACCGTAAGGGTACGGCTATGTTCATCTCTACACCCGAGGGGCGCAACAGCTTCTACGACGTGTACATGAACGGTGAGCTAGGCAAGAAGGATTGGAGGTCATGGCACCTCACCACCCACGATAACCCCATGATCGACCCCGACGAGATAGCCGCCGCTAAGGAAACGATGGCAGGCTGGCAGTACCGTCAGGAGTTCGAGGCCTCGTTCGATGCTAAGGGTTCTGAGTTCTTCGACGCTGAGGCGTTCGATTACTACGAGACCCTCACGGAGGGCACCCTCGGATCTTACTACATCGCCATTGACTTAGCTGGCTTTGAGGCCGACCGTGGCAACAAGACCAAGCGCAGGGACAACTCAGCTATGGCTATTGTCATGGTCGATGACTTCGGTACGTGGCACGTCGAGGACATACAGTACGGCCGCTGGACTCTTGATGAGACATGCCAGAAGGTATTCGATGCTGTCAAGAAGTACAAGCCCATAAGCGTAGGCATCGAGAAGGGCATAGGCCAGCAGGCCGTGATGGGCCCCCTCAACGACATCATGCGACGTACGCACCGCGTGTTCCGCATTGAGCTACTGACGCACGGTAACCAACGCAAGGAGGACCGCATACTGTGGGCACTCCAAGGACGCTTCGAGCACGGTAAGATCAAGCTCAAGAAGGGCGATTGGAATCCAGCCTTCGTAGATGAAGCCTCGGCGTTCCCCTCTAAGCTCGTACACGATGACTTACTAGATGCGCTGTCGTACATTGACCAACTCGCAGTGGTGCCCTACGCCACAGACCTAGAGATAGACGACGACTACGTCCCGATGGACGCTGTTGCCGGGTACTGACTATGAGTGACTACCATCCCGGCAGAGCGCGAGAGGCTCGCTTACGTAAGTTGTATGACGTAGAGCCAGAACACTACAAGCTAATGTACGAGCGGTGTGGCGGTCGATGTGAACTCTGTGGAGTTGAAGAAGCTCAAGCACCGAAGAAACGCCTGTGTGTAGATCACAATCATGAGACTGAAGAAGTACGTGGCTTGCTCTGTAGTACCTGCAATGCGGGACTAGGCGGCTTAGGCGACAGTGTCGAACGGCTGACAAAGGCCATCACTTATTTAAAGGAACGAGGAAGCTATGGCTGAAGACATATTCCAAGATGAGGTCGACGGGGCAGTAGCCTCAGACGGCGCACTTGCCGATTGGATCATGGGTAAGTGCCAGAGTTGGAGAGACCACTACTCCAGCAACTACGAGGAGAAGCACAGGGAGTACATGAGACTCTTCCGCAACCAGTGGGCTAAGGAAGACTCCGATCGCGACAGCGAACGCTCTAAGCTCATAGCCCCTGCCTTAGCGCAGGCGGTCGAATCTAACGTCGCTGAGGTGGAAGAAGCTACGTTCGGTCGCGGCAAGGTGTTTGATGTATACGACGATGTGGCTGATGAGCAGACCGCAGACATGATCCTGCTTCGGAAGAAAATGCACGAAGAGTTCCATCACGCACGGATACGTAGCGCGGTCGGAGAGGTCCTAGTCAACGCGGCTGTGTATGGCACAGGCATTGCTGAGATTACTCTCGAAGAGCGTAAGGTCTATACTCCCGGCACACGTCCCATGATGGATGGTGCAATGGAAGAGATCGGCGTACGTGAGACGTACAAGCCTATCGTTAAGCTCAATCCAGTACAGCCTCAGAACTTCCTCATCGATCCTACTGCGAATAGCGTAGACGATGCCCTAGGATGCGCCATTGATGAATACGTAAGTCGGCATATCGTAGAGGAACTACAAGAGCAAGGCGTATACAGGGATGACGAGTTCATCGGTGAGTCTGCCGCAGACGACGAGATCGAGTTCGACGGATCAATCGACTCACGGCCGAAGGATCGTGTCCGTCTGACTAAGTACTACGGTAAGGTGCCTAGAGACTACCTCATCGCTGAGGGTGTAGATGACGAGGACATAGATCAGGACGGCCACTACGTCGAGGCTATCGTCGTATTGGGCAACGAGAGTACAGTACTCAAGGCTATCCCGAATCCTTACATGTGCCAAGACAGACCGATCGTAGCGTTCCAGTGGGACGTCGTACCTTCAATCTTCTGGGGACGTGGAGTATGCGAGAAAGGATACCACAGCCAGAAGGCGCTAGACGCAGAGCTACGGGCACGTATCGACGCCCTCGCCCTTACTACGCACCCAATGATGGCTGTAGATGCTACACGTATCCCACGTGGGCACAAGCTAGAGGTACGCCCCGGCCGTATGCTCCTTACGAACGGTGCTCCTCAAGAAGCTATCATGCCGTTTAACTTCGGCCAGCTAAACGCAGTCACGTTCCAGCAGGGCCAGCAACTCCAGCAGATGGTGTCGCAAGCCACCGGAGCAGGAGATAGTCAACCAGTAGCACAGAACGACGTCACAGCCGCAGGCCAATCGATGGCTCAGGGTGGAGTGATGAAGCGACAGAAGCGTACGCTAGTGAACTTCCAAGAGAACTTCCTGCTTCCCTTCGTCAGCAAGGCGGCGTTCCGCTACATGCAGTTCAACCCCGAGGAGTTCCCGATCGGTGACTACAACTTCATCCCGTTCTCTAGCCTAGGCGCTATGGCACGTGAGTACGAGGTTGCACAACTGAGTCAGATCCTACAGGTCATACCACCGGACTCGCCAGCACACGGCGCTGTACTCAAGGGTATCATCGATCATCTGAACGTCAGCAACCGTGAGGAACTACTGGCCGCTATCGAGGCAGGCAACCAGCCTGACCCAGCCGCACAGCAGGCCCAGCAACAGCAACAGCAGATGCAGATGGCCATCACGCAGGGGCAGGTTAGTCTGCTCAATGCCCAAGCGGTAGAGTCGCAGGCACGTGGACAGAAGTACAACGTCGAGGCACAGGTACTACCGCAGGAGATGACGCTTAAGTACGCGGACACTGACGGCGATGGCACAGCCGACGACAAGGACTTCGAGAAGCGTATGCGTATGGCAGAGCTAATGCTGAAGGAGCGTCAGATCGAGGGCAAGGAGAGTGTTGACCTAGAGAGCGCGAAGGGCAGGGCTGAGGCAGAACTCATCAAGCAACTAACAGCTAACGCTGAGCCACAAGCAGAGGCCCGCCGTAAGGTAGAGGAGGGACTCATCAACGAACTGACGTAAGGAAACCACATGGCTGATCTATTAACCCTAAAGCTCCTGCGGGACCTCCAAGAGAAGGTCCTTACGGTAGCTAAAGACGCTGGACCTGATGGACCTACGGGACCTACCGGACCTACGGGCGCACAGGGACCCCAAGGAAACGAAGGACGTCCCGGCCCCGCAGGAGAGCGAGGCCCCGAAGGCCCAGCAGGAGCAGACGGATCAGTCGGTGAGGACGGTGAGGATGGCAGGGGCGTTGAGAGCGTCACACAGGCCGCTGACGGCGATCTAATCTTCACCCTAACCGATGGTACCGAGGAGATCATAGAGTTGCCCCTAGGGCTTCTCAGGGACTCTCAGAAGGAGCATATCCTCTACAAGCAGGGTGGCTCAGGAGACGGCAGTGGAAGCATAGGCCCTGTCACTACTAGTATGGTGGCTACCGAACCAGACGTAATGTTCAGGGACGCCAAGGGCCGCTTCAAGTCTGTTGATGTTCCTGACCTCAAGAACCAGCTAGAGGTAAACCGCTGGCTCCTAGAGCAGATCGAGGCTTCTGGCCTACCTGTTCACATACAGCCTGATGGTCCAGACAGAAAGCTAGATGGTGATCTCTGGTTTAACAATGATGAAGATGTCATGCAGTTGTTTGTATGGCATGAAGACTCAGACGCATGGATACCTGTCGCTCCCCCTACAACCCTAGAGGGTAGGGTGACTACTGGCGAAGCAACACAGCAGGCTATCATCGATCAGATACAAGAGAGCCTCGACGACCAAGCAAAGATTGTTGCCAAGATAGAAGAGCTTTCCGTCACTAAGGGCGCAGTGTCCCGATACACGGTCAAGGGTACAGAGATCAATGTAGCCACTAGGAATGGTGAGCTATATGTCAACAGCCCTAATGCGGTAGACGTTACTTACATTAGCTTTGCGCCATTTGACTCAAACGGACAGGCCACCAAGCCTGCAAACCCTGACGACATAGTTGAGTTCGTCGAAGCGGTTGGCTCTAGGAATGCTGGTGAGATTACCCGATACAAGGTAGCCAGCGGAGACTATAACGCGCTGGTAGTTGAGTACCTGTCAGGCACCAACAACTTCGAGGTAGGCGAGGCTGAAGAGGTCTACGTCTACCCACAGAATCAGGCAGGCGTCAGCCAAGAGTATGTAGACCAAGGGCTTTCATCCAAGCTAGATAACTCAGGGGCTAACCAGCTACCTGATGACACTGATTGGAAGATTAGGCAACACACCTCAGAA